AGCGGCCCAAGGCCGAGGCGGGGCAGTATTTCAAACATGTAATGTCCTCACGTCTAACCCGAATTATTCATAAAGAAGTGGTGAGGGTAGTGTAAGCCTTTGGATTTAGGTATTTTTTGGTTGTCGACGCCAAAAGCTCCAGTTTCCAAGGCAGGCACCCTCACCATGATGCAGTCTACCTCCCAAAAGCCCGTTTTGTCACCCGTGAATGGCAAGCCCGTCATGCTCAATTTTGACGGCGCGGAGATGAGTTCTGATGCTGGTCTGACGCTCTTGCGGGAAGTCGAACGCCGATACGACCTGGCGGGGCTTGTCGCCTCGTGCCTCACGGACCTGCGTGAACCGGGCAAGGTGCGGCACAGCCTGCAGGACATCATCCGGTTCCGGATCATGATGATCGCGACCGGATATGAAGACGGCAACGATGCAACCGAGTTGCGCGATGATCCGGCGTTCAAGCTCGCTCTCGAGCGGGGGCCCGAGGCCGGGGCGGCGCTGTGCTCGCAGCCGACGATCTCGCGGATGGAGAACCTCGCCGACACCCGGGCGCTGATCCGGATGGCGCGTGAGATGGTGCGGTTTTACTGCGCGTCCTTTGCCCGCGCGCCCCGTCAGATCGTGCTCGACATCGACGACACCTTCGATACCGTCCACGGCCATCAGCAGCTGCGCCTGTTCAACGCGTATTACGATGAATACGGTTTCCAGCCGATCGTGGTCTTTGATGGGGAGGGCCGTCTTGTCGGGGTAGTGCTGCGCCCGGCGCGCCGCCCGACCGGCAAGGAGGCCGCCGCCCATATCCGGCGTCTGATCCGGGCGATCCGCCACCATTGGCCCACGACCGAGGTTCTGCTGCGGGGCGACAGCCATTATGGCACCCCGGAGGTTCTCGACCTGTGCGACCGCCTCGGTCTGCGTTACGTGTTCGGCCTGTCGAAAAATGCGCGCCTGCGCGAGCATGTGCAAACCCTGGAGGCCTCCACGGCAGACCGCCATGCACGCAAGGGCCAGAAACTGCGCCGGTTCAAGTCCTTCTCCTACGCGGCCCGGTCGTGGTCGAAAGAGCGGCGCGTCATTGCCCGGGTCGAGGTGGGCCCCTTGGGACGCGACACCCGCTTCATTGTGACCAATCTGATGGGCCCGCGCGGCAAGCACCTTTACGAGAGAGTCTATTCTGCGCGTGGGCAGGCCGAGAACCACATCAAGGGCTGGAAGAGCCATCTCGCCTCGGACAGAACGTCGTGTAAGAGCGCCAGCGCCAACCAGATGCGGCTCATGTTGCACGGGTGCGCCTACTGGCTGTGGTGGACGCTCCGCGCGGCCTGTCCGAAACGCTCGCCATGGCGGCGCGCCCAGTTCGACACGTTGCGCCTGCATCTGGTCAAACTGGCCGCCACCATCGTCGAAAAGAAAACCCGGATAGTCATGACCCTGCCGGCCTCATGCCCGCGTCAGACCCTCATCCGCCTCCTGTTCGACGCGCTCGCGCCGCCACTCCCGGCATGACGCCCACCAGCGCGCCCCGCCAACCCTGAAACACCAACCCGAAAAGCCCCCAAAGACACCCCGTCCGCCTGAAAGCCCGGACGGCAGGTCACGCGCGCGCCTCCGGCGATACCTGCGGGTAAAATGGGAACTTCTGACTGCTGGCACGCGCGTCGTGAATTATCCCGGCTAGGGATGCTCGGCGACACGACCGCCGCCCTCGGTGAAGCCGCTGCCCAGACCGAGGCCGACATCCTGGTCGACCTGATCGTCGGCAACCCGAACCTGTCGGACGCGACGGCAGTCTTCCACGCCAGTCGTGGCAACGTCGGGTCCGCCGCTGCGCCGTCTGTGGCGGCTCTGACCGAAGCCCGGCAGGCCATGCGGACCCGCACCGGCCTGGACAGCAAGACCATCATCAGCGCCACCCCGCGCTATGTCCTGGTGCCTGCCGATCTGGAGACCGAGGCCGAACAGGTTCTCGCCAGCATCCAGCCGAACAAGAGCGACGATGTGAATCCGTTCGGCGGCAAGCTCACGCTTCTGGTCGAGCCCCGGCTTCCGGCTGACACCTGGTATGTGTTCGCGGACACCGCCCGCCTGGCGGCCATGCAATACGCCTACCTGTTCAGCGCCCAGGGTGTGCAGATTCAGCGCACCGAGGCGTGGGATACGCTCGGGATGAAATTCCGGGCCTTCCTCGACTTCGGCGCGGGCTGGCTCGACTGGCGGGCGGCTCATCAGGTGCCGGGGGCGTAACCCATGGCCCTGACCGTCGACCAGCTTGTCGCGGCGCGTGACGCGCTCCTGGACGCCCGTGCTTCGGGTGTCCGGGAAGTGCGTGACCAGAACGGCGAAACCATCACCTACAAGGGCGACCGCGAGATGGCCGCCGCGTTGGCCGCCCTCGACCGCGAGATCGCCCAGGCGACGGGACGGGCGGCACCGACAACCCTCCGATTCAGAACCTCGAAAGGAACCTGACATGAAGAACTACATCCAACCCGGTGAGAACATCACCGTGACCGCAGAAGCCGCCGCGACCTCTGGCGACGGCGTGAAGGTCGGCACCCTCTTCGGCATTGCCTCTGGTGACGCCGAGATCGGCGACCCGCTGGTGCTGGTGACCGAAGGCGTGTTCGAGATGCCGAAAGTCGCGACCGACGACATCGCCGTCGGAGCCGCCGTCTATTGGCGCTCCAGCGACGGCCTGGTCACGACCACGGCGTCGGGCAACACCAAGGTGGGCGTGGCCGTCCTGGCCGCTGGCAACCCGTCCAGCGCCGTCCGCGTCCGCCTGAACGGCACCTTCTGAGGGGGAGTCGGGTCGCGTGGTGTCCATCCAACGCATAGAGGCCGCCTTGCTCAAGGTGGCCGCGCTGGTGGAGCGCGACCCGGCTTTTTCGCCCGTGTTCGAGCGCCTGGAGGCCGAGCTTGCGAAGGCGCGGGCTCTCGACACCGGGGAAACCGAAGTCCAGCGGCGGGCGCGTGCTCTTCTGTCTCAGAGGGCGAAGCCCGCGACCAGTTTGGCGACGTGTTCGAGCGAAACGCCCTTGCCGTAACGCTCACGGTCGAGCCGGTGGCCGAACAAATCGCGCCTGATCCTGTCATCAATTCCGGCTGCCAGCATCCGGTCTTCGAAGGAATGGCGCAGGGAGTAGAACGAATGATCGGGCGTTTCCAAGAGACCCTTGCCCCGGAGATACTTGTTGACCGTCGCGCTCAGCGTGGCGCTGTCGCGGTATCTGGGGAAGCCCTCAGGGAAGGCCCGGAACGCCTCCAGCGACACGCCTGTGAGGGGGATGACCCGGCGGGCATATTGGCTCTTCAACTGGCGGCCCGTGGGCTCAATCGAGATGTGGGGCACGTCGGTGTCCAGCCGGATCGTGTCCGCCGTCAGAGCCGCGCCCTCGGATGGCCGGTAGCCGGTATTGACCATGCCCAGGAGCAAGCCCCGCGCCTCGGCATTGAGCCCGTCCAGCGCCCCAGGAGCGAGGAGTCGGGTCTTGATCCATTCGACCGAGAACAGCGGGCGCGTCCGCGTCTCGCCTTCCTTGAAAGAAAGCTCGCCCAGGGGCAGGTCGAGCCCGAGCCGCTTCATGGTGTTCACCGTCTTGAGAATGTCGCCCAGGTGAATGAGGTCCTTGTTGGCCGAGTTGGCCGTGACCTCGCCCCCTTCGATCCGCTCCAGCCACATCTGGCGGAAGTCGAGCATGTCGTCGCGGGTAATGCTGTCGATTGCCTTGTCGCCGACAACGGCGACGAAATTCCGAACCGCCTTGATCCGGGGATTCCTCCAGCGGCGAAGCTGGTCCTCGCTCTTGCCGAAGGTCTTCTCACGCGCCAGCGTCCAGTAATGCTCCAGCGCCCGCGTGACCGTGATATGCGGCTCCTGGGTGGTTCCCAGGAGGGCGGTCGCCTCGGCCATGTCCGGCGCTCCCGCGGGCGCGGAGACGGCTTCCACGCGCTCGACAAGCTCGGCCACGGGCAGGCTGGAGACTCGGCCTATGTCGAGATACCGGAAGCCCCGGACGCGGGCCAACTCCTGAGCGGCGGCATAGCGCGCCTCGGCGTCATTGGTGTCACCGGCAAGCCGGGCCTCCCATGCTTCGATCATCTGGCCCCAGGCGCGATCCGCCTTGCTCTTGGCGACGGTCTCGGAGTCGGTGTGCAGGCTGATCCACACGGTATCGCGCGGCTCCACGTCCCGGTAGCGCCTCGGGACACGTCGTCTCAGGTGGTAGGTGTTGCTTCGCTTGGAAATGGACATGCCGTCGCCTCCTGCGCCCCCGTGCAGCGGATTGTGCAGCATGTTGTGCAGCAAAACGAGCGGATTTCTAGCCGTGATCTGGCAAAAAAGCCTGATGTTCCATATGAAATCAAAGTCTTAGATGATTTCCAATGTGATGGAAATGGCGGAGAGACAGGGATTCGAACCCTGGGTGGGGTTGCCCCCACAACGGTTTTCGAGACCGCCCCGTTCGACCACTCCGGCACCTCTCCGCGGGGGTCTGGTGAGCGCGTTTACTTGGCTTTGAAGGGCGGGGCAAGGGGTTGTGGATTGTTTGTTCCGCAAAATCGCCTAGATTCAAGAAAACAGATGTCGAGGTTCTGCCATGTTCGTTCTGTCGTCTCTCCAGCGTCTGCCTGCCCTTGGTCTCATGCTGGCGCTTGTGCTGTGGTCCGGCGTCGCTGCGAGTGCCGACCGTGATCGTCTGTCGGCGTTTCTTGAGGTCACGGGGTTCGACGTGGCGCTGGACAGTATCGCGCTGAGCGCGGCGGATGCGCCCGCGATGGTCGATCTTGCGCCCGAGGATTTCGGGGTGGCCTGGGGCCGGATCACCGGCGAGGTTTTTGATGCCGCCGCCATGCGGGGGCGGGCACTCGATATTCTTGCCGAGACGCTCGATGACGAGATGCTGAACCATGCCGCCGAATTCTACGCCTCCGATCTCGGGCAGCGTCTGGTCGCGGTGGAGAACGCCGCGCACATGCGCGCGGACGACGAGA